CGTAGAACTTGCTACCGTATAAATAACATCTGAACTAGTAACTCCTGCTTTTGTTACGACTTTAAAAGTATTTGCCATTTAGCCTCCTTTATATATTACCCTAATGCTATTGCAAGAGCCGTAGGATCCTCTTGTGAGAACCCTTGAGCTGTCATTAAAGTTACCACTCTAGATAATGCTGCTTTACGGTTCGTCCCGCCAGCACCATCATCTACTATAATTAAATCAGATGTTGTTAAATCTGCTCCAATGTCTGAACCACCATCAATTTCTAAAGCGGTTAATGCTACTTTACCTGCTGTAGATATCGTAGCTAATTTTGTATCTGCAATTGCAGCACTTGATTTAATGTCTGCGTTTACAATGTTTGTAATTGTATTGTTATCTGAGTCTATTGATTTGTTTGTTAAAGTTTGTGTTGATGCAATACCTGCGATTGTATCTGTCGTTGCGGGTAATGTTAATGTTGTGTTGCCAGAAAAATCAGCATGCGCTGGTGCTTGAATAGCTGCGTAGTGAGCATTTGATGATTCACAATAAAATCTAACTTGTGATTGTGCGCCTGTATTTTTAACATCTACAACACCGCCCTCAACCGTTAAGTCGTCTCCTACACTAACATCAGCAGTTACTGTTAAATTACCACTACTATCTACTTTAAGTCCATTACCAGAACCGACTGTGCCACCTGATTTAATTACTAAATTATCACTATCTGAATCATCAACAGCAATGTGAAACTTATCAGCACCTTGAGTATCTAATATGATAGCAGGATCACCAGAGGCTACATCTATTTCTATGTTACCTGTAAAAGTTGCACCTGATAAACTTGCAAACAAAGAAGTTACGTTTGTGCCACCTATAGTTATTGCGTCAGCTTCTACTGTGCCATCAAAAAAAGCATCTTTAAACTCTAATGAGCTAGTCCCTAAGTCTACATCATTGTCAGTTACAGGAGCTAAAGCACCATCAATTAATTTAATTTGATCAGCACCTGAAGCTCTAAATAAAATATTATTGTCAGTGGCAAAATCAATGTCATTGTCAGCATCTCTACCGACTACTAAACTTGTATTTTTTATGGAAGATATATTTAAATTATCACTGCCGTCTTCGAAAACTAATTTACTTGCGGGTATTGTACAAAATACGTCTTTTGTACCTGCACTAAAATCTACAGCACTATCACTATTAGAACTTGAGATAACTGTTGTTCTTGTTAAATCAGAACTATCTCCATCTAAAGTTCCAAGTCCTACTTCAAACTCAGCTTGGTCTTGATGTGCAATACAATAGTAAACTGTATTTGAGTTACCAATACCAGCTGCAAAAGTTTCAAAACCGGTAACTGCTCCAGATAAGGAGACCGCACCTGTACCTGTCGTGGTTGTGGTTTCTTTTACTCTGTCGTTAATTACTAACGCCATTTAAATTCTCCTATGCTAATCTTAATATAGCGTTACTAGCATCAGCGGTAGGAAACTGAATTGTAAAAGTTCCACTGGTAGAAGTTTTATCACCACCAAAATCTAAAACAGCTACAGCTTTGTTTGATTGAGAGCTATTATAAATTAATGCTCCTCTTGCTGTAATTGTTGCAGAGGTGAAAGAGATATCAGCGAAATCACAAATAGCAGTTGTTCCAGAAGTTGTAGGCGTAACACTTGTTAAAGATCCCCCACCTGAACTATATGTCCCTGAATCAGATACCTCGTTAGAGGTGCTAAACGCAGTTGTGCTAGCACCTAATGAAGCACTACTTGTGTATAAAGCTATTTTAAAAGTATCACCTGAACTCGCTGTAAAGTTGTGTGTTCCTACTAATAACTCTTGTTTAAAACTTGTACAAACAGC